AACGCGCGCGGGGGGCAGTCGTGGCACAACTACGGGCTGGCTTTTGACATTGGGATTTTTGAGGTCGGGCAGTACCTCGGGGACTCCCCACAATACCACGCAGCAGGCCGCATTGGGCTGGAGCTGGGGCTGGAGTGGGGCGGTCTCTGGACGAGTCCCGTGGATGAGCCACACTTCCAGTTGAGACCACGCTGGGCGGGCGCAATGCCATCCGCTCAGGTGCTCGCCGAGGCTCATCGGAGGATGAAAGCCGGGGAACCAGTCTGCTAAAATGGCAAACATAACCAGAGCCTGGAAGCGCGCGCTGTTCGTGGGCTGCTCGCATGGCGTGCACGCTGATCCTGCGGCACTCGAGGCTGTGCTAGAGTTTCGCAAGAAATGGAAGCCACACCACGCAGTCCACCTTGGCGACTTCATGGATACCGCAGCATTCCGCAGCGGAGTGCGTGGGACATCTGACGAGTCGGAGCCGATTGCGCCAGATGTCGATGCAGGCTTGCGTTTTTTGGAGCAGATGGAGTGCACACACGTTCTCTGCGGAAATCATGAGCAGCGGGTATTTGATCTGCGCGGCTCAAACTCAGCAATCGTGGCTGCGTGCGCTGATGAGGTCGTCCGAGGGATTCAATCCAAATGTCGCAAGCTGAAGGCATCCCTTCACGAGTACACCGGCGTCTGGCAGGAAGTTCGCTTCGGGCCGGTGCGCGCAATGCACGGCGTGTTTTTTGGCGAGAACGCAATCCGCGACCATGCGGAATCATTCGGGCCAACAGTCCACGCTCACACGCACCGCGCAGGGATGGCGAAAGGCCGCACGTCTGGGAATCCGACGGCTTGGTGCGTCGGCACACTCACTCAGGTCGAGAACATGGACTACGCATCCCGCAGGCGCGCGACTCTGGCATGGTCGCAGGGATTTGTCTGGGGAGAGATTTCCGCAGACAGAGCAATGCTGTGGCTGCATGAACAACCGAGAGGGACAGAATGGCGACTACCAATCTAAACGAGAAACTGCTGGAGGCTCTGCGGGCGATCAGATCCAAATCCGACGAGATCCCGCACGGATGGTTCTGTCGGACTCAGTTCGAGGAGCTCGTTGGAGTCACGCGCTCTTGCGCTGCTGAAAAAATCTCGCAGATGCTGAAGGCCGGGCTGCTTGAGTTCCGCAAGTTCCGCGTCGCAGGGCCAGTGATGACAACGATGGTTCCGCACTACCGGCTGAAAAAATGATGCCAGACGCGATCCGATTTAAGATCGCTGAGTTCGTCGTGCGGAAGTTGCGACCTGGGGCTATCGGGCAGGTGGTCGCAATCATTTTTGCGGCTGACGGTGTCGGATACAGAGTGCAATGGGTAGACGATTGCACAGAGCATTTTGACTTTGAATTGAACCCGGCAGAGGAGCCAGACGGCTACCCGCAGTCAGAAGATTGACCGAAAGGGAAGCAAAATCTTCTGGGGGGCTGTAATTTTTTTTGAAGATTTTTCTTCCACTTCAAAAACCATCGGCTAGAACGGGACTCGTCAGCGGCGGTTGTCGCCGGTGGCAAAACAAAAAAACAAATGAACATCGCAAAAATTAAAGTCAGTCAAACTGGCGCTTGGAACTGGAAGTGGGAGTTTGTTTTCGCAGGTGCTCTCTTTTTCGGCTGGGAGCGGACAGAGGAGGAGGCAATGGCGGCTGCTATTTCTGAGATGGAGGACTTGAAATGAGCGACCTCCTCACACTCTCAGGCGGTGACATCACCACCGTTTTCCTACTGGGAAGCCTTAGCGGGCTGGCGTTCGCCCGCGCGATCTGGCTGGCGAGCAACTGGTTTGACCAGCGGGCGCGCGAAAAGCGCCGGGAATATTGGCGGCAAAGGTCGGTATTCATGGAGGCTCGCAATGACTAATCCAGCCAAGGTTGCGCTCGCCATTCTAACTTTGGCATTCGGTGGGCTGTGCTGGCTCATCCTCCGCAAATGAGTCGCCACACCAGCGGAGACAGGACGTGGGCGCTGGCAGAGTGCACGCCCGCCGAGGTTGCGGAGAAGATCCGCACGCTCGATCCAGACCTGCAACCGTGGGTCGGGCGCATGGTTTGGTGGGATCGGTATGCCGACCGAGCAGAACGGGTTGAGGAGTTTATGGGGTGGGTCAGGACTCACAGCACGGACAACCCAGATCCCGACCGGCTGACTGATGCGCTAATCGAGATGGGTTATTCTCCGGCAATGGCTCGCTTTCGAGCCTGCGGAGGAGAGGGCCAGGGCAATCGTATGATCGACGGCGTTCCAATCGCCGACCGGCACCACGCCATTTTTTACAAAGCCTCCGGTGCGATCGGTGGCGCCACCAGCGGAATCCGCGAGCGCGGAATCCGTGTCCATTCAGTCTCCCTGCCAACATCGGCAGGCTGGTTCTAACCCCGCGCTGGCCAGAGCGCACATCCAAAAAAAAACATGATCGAAATCAAACGTGGACGCATCACCCGTCCCCAAAAATTGGTGATATACGGGCCAGAAGGTGTTGGCAAAAGCACGCTCGCAGCCGGGTTCCCGGCGCCGGTATTCCTCGACACCGAGGGCAGCACAGCACAGCTGGACGTTGCACGCGTCGAGGTGCGGGACTGGCAGACGCTCTTGTCGGCCGTCACCGAGATCCACCGCATGGCAGAGTTTCAAACGCTGGTCGTCGACACGGCAGACTGGGCCGAGAGGCTGGCGGTTGGAAGCGTGCTCGCCACAGGACGCAAGTCTTCAATCGAAGACTTCGGGTTCGGCAAGGGCTGGGTGATGGTCGCCGAGGAGTTTGGGCGGCTGCTGAACGCCCTGGATGGCGTTGTGCGGGGCGGGAAGCACGTTGTCCTGCTGGCTCACAGCAAAGTCGTCCGGTTCTCCGCACCAGACCTGGCTGGCGAGCATGATCGTTACGAGCTTAAAATGTCGAAACAGGTGTCGCCACTCGTTAAAGAGTGGGCTGATGCCATCTTGTTCTTGAACTTCCACACCAAAGTGGTTGAGCAAAATGGAAAGGGGCGCGGCGTTGGCGGCAAGGAACGGAGGCTCCACACCTCGCACACCGCAGCTTACGACGCCAAAAATAGGCACGGGCTTGCCGAGGTGCTCGCGTGCGAGATTGCAGCACTCGCGACGATTTTCGGCGGGCAGAGCACCGAGCAGCCGCTCGACTTTACAGAGGAAGAGACGGCTTTCCTCTACAGCCTCAATGCGTTTGACGATGCGGAGAAGCTCAAGCCAGAGATGGAGAAGCGAATCCGCTCCAACCGACAGGGGTTTGCGGAAAAGGCAATCGCATGGTTCGCATCTCAAGAGGAGGCGAAATGAGCATCCGACCATCCTCACTCCCGAAGCTGGAGATTTGCCCACGCTTCGAAAGCGCACCAGGCACATCTGAGCAGGCTGCGCGTGGAACGCGGATTGACCGCATTTTCCGTGACCTCCTCGGCGGGCAGTCCATCATGCCCGAGGCGTGCGAGACGGGAGAACTGGAGGCCGCACGGTGGGCGGTGCGTGTTGCCTCTGAAATCCTGGAGGTAGACGAAATCGAAACGCGCGAGGACAAGCTGCGCGTTCACATCAATCTCGGAGAAATCGAGATGAAAGGCACGATGGACGCCTGTCAAAAGCCGGGCGATGACGTGCGGGAAGTCGTCTTCTTCGACATCAAAAGCGGGCAGGTGCGGGACTACCGCGCGCAGATGGCAGCGTACGCGCTCGGACTAATGCAGGAGCGCATCGCAGACCGTGCGACCGCGCACCTGCTCTTTTGCGACGAGCAGAGGGTTGTAGTGCACAGGTTCACGCGCGAGGACTGCGAAGAAATGCTGGAGCCGATCGTCAAAGCCGCCAGCGATCCGAAGTCGCAGCCGGTGCTTTGCGACTACTGCGGGTGGTGCGCTCGGCAGACCAGTTGCGAGGCGCGCTTGCAGGCAGTTGCGGTTGCAGAAAGCGAAGTGGCGACGCTTCCAGCAGACTTCAAGCTGCGGTTGAAAGATCCCGATTTTGTCGGGCGGTTTCTAACAGCCTGCGCGGTTGTGGAGGATTTCCAAGAGCTCGCCAAAGAGCGGGCGAAGGAGATTTTCGAAGAGGGAGGCACGGTGCCAGGCTGGAGCATGAGCAGCCGCAAGGGGTTGGAGTTCGTTAAAGCCTCCGACCTTGTGACCGCCGGCATCAGCAAGGCCGACATTATTACCGAGGTTTCCAATTTGAGCGGGAAAAAAGCCCGCGCGATCTGGGAACGATCCATGCCGGGGACTCCATTTCCCGAGGAGATTTGCGAGACGGGCGCGAGTGCGCGTGTCTTGCGAGCAGAGAAACCAAACAAAAAAACAAAGTAGAAACCATATGCCATCATTCACGATTCAGAAACTCAAAGAACAGGCGCCGACGCTTTGCAAGCCAGGCAAGTACAAAGTCAAAATCGTCGACGCATCCGACTCCGTTTCCAAAAACGGGAACGAAGTCATCGAGCTTAAACTCGACGTCGAAATGCCAGACGGAACCCGTGGGCCGCGCGTCTATGAGAATTTGGTGTTCACCGAGAAGGTGTTCTGGCGCATCCAAGAGTTTCTCGCCGCCATCGGCAATCACCCAGAGGAGGGCACCGAGGTCGAGGTCGAATCTGGCGACCTCATCGACCGAACCTGCGAGGCCGTGCTCGAAGTTGATTCTTACAACGGGACAGACCGTATGAAGGTCAAACGCTGGGTGCCAGCACCGAAGCCGCAGGTCAACGACGGTATTCCGTTCTAATCAACTA